ATCAAGGATAAAGGCTGTCAGTAGTTGGGCTTGACCGAGGCCGAGCGTGACTTGATGGATACCGGGCGTTATCTGGTGGGCGATGCGTTCGATGAACACGTCTTGGGTGATAGAGGCTGGTGCTCCGGTGGCGAAGTTTTTGACGACGCTGATGACGTCACCGATCTCGAAGGAGTCGATGGCTTCAATGTTGGCGGCCGACAAGCCGTTCATCGTGATGCCGATTTGCACGAACCGTGACACTGGGTCTTTGTATTTGTCGACGATGTTCTGGGCGAGTGTCGCAGCCTGGGTGGCGTCAGCGAGCGGTAGGTCATTCAAGCTGTAGTTGGTGATGCCGTACTCGGAGATGGATGTGGCATCGGATGCGGTGCCAAGTGCGTTGCCTTGAGTGGTGACGGTGACCGAGTTGTAAAGCGTCTCGGCACCGTAGAGAACGTCGAGTGCTTGGTATGGGATGGCCGTGCCGGATGTGTCGGAGAATGTGGCGATGGCGGTGGAGAAGGTGAAGTCGATGCGCGGTTGGAAGGTGGCGTCACCGTTGCGTGCGATGAAGAAGCGTCCGTCTTCTGATTCGGCGACTTGCTGCAATGCGGCTGCGACGCTGTCGCCGTCGGCGTAGGCGAACGTGCCGAGGGTGGCGACACCGGTGGAGATATTGCGGGTGGCGGTGGAGTAGGAGACTTCTGGTCGGTCGAGGATGCGGGTGACGCGAGCGGAGGTGAGTTCTTGTGGTGGGGTGAAGGCGAGCAGAGTGGTCTTGGCGAAGCTGGAGAGGTCGTCTACGCCGACGATGGTGCAGGTGGAGAGGTCGGGTTGTTCGTATTCGATGTCGAGGTCTTGGACTCGGCCCACGAACAACGGTTCGTCTCCGGCGGTGCCTGCGTAGACCTGAACGAAGCGGCGTGGGGCGATGCCGAGGTCGCCTTGGTAGTAGGGCGAGGCGGTGTTGGCTGGGTCGAATGAGCGGCCTGATGCGCGGTCGTCGAGGACGATTTGGCAGACGCCTGGCTGGAACTGTGAGCGGAGTTGGTCGGTGCGTCCGCGGGTGATGCCGACCGAGAGGACGTATTCGGTGACGTCGACGAACTCGGTGGAACCGTCAAGCGTGTCAACGCCGTTTAGTTCTGATGAATCAAGTGTGAACCCGTCGGCGATGAAACCGCAGTCGAGCAGCACCTTGAGGGTTTCGCCCCACGGCATCGTCTTGGCCATGTCAGGCCACGCGCATCAACGTGTCAAGCGGACCAGCCACCGACGTGTATTGATCCAACACCTCAATGATTTCTTTCCCAACCTGATAGGCGTTCCCGCCGATACCCGCCGTCACGTTCACGATGACTGGAGCCTGCTGGCTGGTCTCTGGCATTTGCATCATGCCTGACGCAGCCGGAGTCGGGACGGTCGGGATAAGCCCCGGCTGGCCGACATTGCCTGCAATCTTCGGGAAGTTCTTGGCAACATCCGCCAACTCTTGCAATGCAGTCTTGTAGTTCTCGAGTGCTTCGGCTTGGTTCTCTAACGCTTCGGTGTAGGCGTCGGCTGCTTCGCGTTGACGCTCCTGGGCTTTGGTGACCGCATCCTGCAAAGGCACGAGCTCTCGATCACCCTCGGCGAGTCCGGTCGTAGCGATGCGCAACTGCCTTCGTGCCTCGTTGAGTTTGTTGGCGACGTCGATCTGGTTGTCTTCGGCGTCGGCGACAGCGAACTTCGCCTCAGCCAAGTCGATCTCGGCACGACGAATCGCATCAGGTGTCGACGTCGGGTCTTGGCGAATCTCGGCGAGCTTGCGTTCAGCGTCACGCACCGCCATGATTGCTTCTTCTTGACCGAACTTCGCCCTGGCAAGACCACGTTCAGCCGCAGCCACCGCTCGCTGGGCGTCAGCAATCTCGGCTGGCGAACCAGCCTGCTGAGCCTTGAGCAATGCAGCCTGGGCGTCGGCGACAGCCTTGTCTGCATCAGCCACGGACTGCTGGGCACGGCTGGTGCGCTTCTGGGCGTCACCGAATGCCTTGGATGCTTGTTGTGCTGATTTCAAGACCTGCGTGTATTCCTTCAACTTCTCGGCTGCGGTCTTGGTCTTCTCGGCTGCACCCGATCCAGAAGAGATTTGCTCTCGCACTTTCTTGTTGTATTCGTCAAGCGCGTTGGCTGAAGCTGCACGGGCACGGTTCTCCGCCTGAACACCTGAGACGAAACGCTGCAACGCGCCCGAGGTCTGCTCGAGGCGAACCTTGATTTGATTGACTCCATCGGCTGCTTCCTTGGCGGAGAGCTCCATGCGACCGAACGCCACCGGGGCAATCTTGTCGATGGTTCCGATATCGATGCCAATCTTCCGCAGAGGACTCGTGATGAGGTTCAATGCGTCGATGACGAAGTTGACGCCAATCAGGATGTTGTTCGTGGCCTGCTCCCAGACCATGATGAGGAAGTTGCCCATCGTCTTGAAGGCGTTGGATACGCTGCCGGTCTTGGCAATCAGAGTCACGAATGCGCCTACCAACAGGCCAATCAAAACGATGATGGCACCGATTCCCGTTGCAGTTAGTGACGCGCCGAAAACCACGTTTGCTGCTGCCGCAAGTTTCATGACCACGGTGTAGGCACCAAATGCCGCGGCGACTCCAGTGATGATTCCAGTGATTGTCGCCAAGGCTGTTCCGAGGAAAACGATTACTTCGGTATTGTTCTCAACGAAACTCAATACCTTGTCCAAGATGCCGACCAGCGATTCAAGCACCGGCAGGAACGCAGTTCCGATTGACTCGACAATCTCATCAAATCGGTTGCGAAGAATCGTCATCTGTCCGGCAAGCGTCTGACCTGCCGCGTTCGCAGCACCACCGAAGTTCGCTTGCAACTCTCGCAACACCTGATCGAAGGACTGGCCTTCCTTGATGTTGTCTCGTAGCGTCGGGCTCAACGCCTGAAGGGCTTTATTGTTTCCATTGCTTGCCTTGGCAAGCGCATCGCTGACCTGTTGTAAATCAGTTCCGGTCGCGATTGAGATGTCCTGGGCGACCGTCAGTAGGTCTTGCGCTCGAGTCAGGTCACCAGTCGCAACGACAAGCGATGACAATGCCGGGCGGAGTTGACTGTCGGAGAACGTAGTCGTCTTGGCAAGACTTTCGATGAACTTCTCCGTCGACGCCACCGCCTCATCGGTTGCGCCGACGACGTTCTGGAGCGTCTGAGCAAGCTTCTCCTGCTCTGCCTGGTCTTCAATGGCAGCCTGCGTGGCTTTCGTGGCGAACGCAGCCAAGCCTGCGAAGGCCGCAGCCGATGCTGCCGTGACGGCAGCGATGCTCGGCACGAGCTTCTGCATGTCCGCTTCGGCACCGCCGAAGATTGACTTCGCCCGGTCACCAATCTCGTTGAACCCTTTGAGCAGTTCTTTAGGGTCAGCGATGAGCTTGACAATGAAGTCACGGGTGACGGCCATGACTGCCGATTCTACTCAGTCCAGATTGAGCGTCTTTCGCAGTTCGGCGAAGTCTGCACGCAACGCCGCAGCAATCTGCGGCTTGGTCATACCGTCGAATCGTGACAAGTCCTGCGGTTCATTCCACCATGCTTCGTCTTCCCAATACCGCTTCTTCTTCGATTCCCATGCACGCTGGTTGCGTCGGATGACAGGCCGAGCGATGAAGCGTTCTTCGAGCTGTGGGTCGATGAACTCGCCGAACCCAATCTTGATGTCAGGAGTAGTGAGCGGTTTGTGTTGCGGACGGTAGAAGATGCGGGCTGGGTCTTTGGTCTGCGGGTCGCCGACCACATTGATGCGTTCGTGCAGACGAGTCCAGACTTCGTGCCAACGATCGGCAGGCACCGGATAGGCAAGTGGCAGGACGAGATGCCAGTGCTGGTCTTCTGGCGTGTGCGACCAGGTGGTGTAGGCGAGATACTCCAAGCCGTCAAGTCGTGCATGATCGAAGGCTTCGCCGTCCATGTCGACGACGAGACAGGTGACGTACTCGACGTTGCGATTGCCTCGAGTTGTGCCGTTGAAGTAAGTGACCGGGGACCAGAGTTCGCGCTGTGTCTTGTCGCTTCTTGCCTCGCTGATTTGCAGCAGGCTGCTCAAACCTTGCCAGGAGATGGCGAACTTCTGCGGCTGGTTGGATTTGACGTCACGAAACTTGACGGCATGAATCATCGTTTTCGCAGGCATGGCGGGCCTCCTGGGTTCACCCTAGCGTCAGCCAGCCTCCGCAGCAAGCTTCTTCAAGACGAGGTCAATCTTCTCTGAATACTCCTTGGCGATAAAGGACTTGTTGTCCCTGACTGCCTGCCAGAAGAAGTAGCCCTGACGGCCACGATGCCGCAAGAACTGCATCGTCGTAGGACGTCGACGACCACCGAACTCAGCACCGAAGAACACGTCACCGGCAGTCACCTTCGTCTTGCGTTTCCGATTCGGACGCGAAGCTGAAACGAACGCCTGCTTCGAGTCGAGCTTGACGGTAGGGATACGGTCACGTCTGGCACGCAACTTGTTCACCACCGCCTGAGCCTGCGACATACCTGACGAGCCTCGAACTGTCGGACCGTGCTTAGGTTGTCCGGCTGCGTTCACCTTGGCACTGTCCACGATCACCTGGGCGACTTCTTCGGCGGCCTTGCGCATCTCGCGGTTGAAGTCAGGGTATGCCTGCGAGGCGAGTCGAAGGAAGTTGAATAGTTCTGGTGCGGCGATGGTGACCGCACCGGCTCGACCTAACGCTTGAACTTCGGGCATGTCACCGATTGTAGGGCGTATTCGGATTCATCTTCACTGCACGCCAACGCAGATACGCGGTCATCGTGTAGAGCATCCGTGGAGATTCCGCCAGCAACACTGACGGGGCTATGCCCGTCTCAACCGCCAAATAGGCGATCAGCCAGTGGGCTGACTGCTCTCCAAAGGGAGAATCTTGTCCTCGCCTTCACCAGCAGAAATCTCTTCAACAGTGTCGAGCCATGCGTCGAACTCAAGTGCGGTGACTTTGTTGCGTCGTTCGCAATGCCAGGCAAGCCAGGCGAGGTCGCGCACTTTCATCTCGGCTTCGACTTTCGCCATCGACTTGTCGTGGATTTCTTCGTACTTCACGAAGTCGGCGAATGCTACGACTGCGAGTCGTTTCTTGCCGTCGGTGCCGTGTACGGTCAAACCGAGTTTCATTGTCTACCTCCGCAGGTTAGGTGGATTGGAATCAGGCTCCGGTGGACTTGGTGATCGCGCCCGAGATTGGGAACGTCACATCGGCGGTGGCGAGTTCGCCGACCGCACCGTTGACCGGAGTCCACTCGGTCACGAGAACCGAGAACGTGTACGACGGGTTCGCCGAGGAAGCAGCAGCAGTGCCGTTCGGCTTGATGACGCAGGTGACTGCGGTCGAGCCGACGAGCGGGAAGAAGATTCCGTCGATGGCGTTGTAGTCGTTGTGAATGCTGAACGTCACCGAGTTGTCCACCAACCCTGAGACCCTCGTGACCGCAGAAGATCCGAACGCCGTGGTCGCAACCTCAGCCGCGGTTGTCGACAAACTCACACTCGCCACATTCGCACTCACA